CTGCTTCTAAATAATGCTGTGCTGAAGAAATAAACTCTCTTGCTTTAATAACCTTACCTTGCCACCAATGTGGGAAATCTACTTCACCGTCAGATTTATCATACTTATCCAACTGCTTGTAAAGCTTAGCAGCATATACTGCAATATCGTATACATCATTTTTAAGCATATCAGGCTCATCATCTTGATGACCTACGTCAAGATCTCCTTCTGCTTCTGGTTGTTCAGGTACTTCGTCTGCTACTGGTAAGTTAATATCTTCTTCTTCATCCTCCATCATTCCTTTAGCTTTTCTAGCATCTTTTTCTATAGCATCTTTTTCTCTTTGCATTAAAGCTTTAATTTTTGCTATAGCTTCTTGATCTTTAGGTGATAATTTTTTCATGCGTTCGTGTTCTGTAGCTTCTTCTGATCCTGGTTTCATTTCTTTTGTTAGTTTTACGTTAGCACCGTCATCTGCTAAGTCTTTTGCTTTTGCCTCATCATCAGTAAACACCATTCCTTTTTCTGCTTCATTAAGTTTAGATTGAAGCGACTCTCTTAAAACCTCTAGTTTTTTTGTAGTTTCTTTGACGTTAATAGAGTTATTATTTTTATATGAGCCGTTTTGTATTTTTTCCAATGTTAGTTCACATTGTGATAAACGATCTTTTATTTCTTGATAGGTCATTTGCAAAATGTTTAATATACGTATATAAATAAATAGTCTAAGTATTACTACTATAAATAACCTTGTAAGGCATACCTGTCTTTAAAAGAGTATATCCTAAAGCGATTCCCTCTCCATTACCTACCCCACCTTTGTGTCCATGGTGTTTATAGGAGTTAGCTGTAAAAGGATCTTTCATATTATTAAATATATGTAAAAAATCTGTATAATCATACTTTGGAAATAACATTCTGTCTTCATGTACTAACTTTATATCATTTTCTTCTACTTCTTCATACTTAATAATATCTTTAAAAAACTCCCAAAAGTAATGATCCTCCGCAGGTAAAGAGTTAAGTGTTCCTTCGTTATTCCAGTATTGAAAAAATTGTATTTCGTTTGATTTGAAGTCAAAAAGATAAAAATCTCTTTCAAGATTTATTAACTCATCTGCATCATAAACTAATCCTAGAGTATTAAACTTATTGATATTCTCTAAACCAAAAATAAACTTATCAAAATAGTTAAATGTATCTTTTTGATATTGCTCGGTGTTATAACCTTCAAAAGCAGAAGGTTTATCGGTAAGTATATGTATATTGAAGTATTGAGAAAAATCACTGAGTAAAAACTCTTGTACTTTTTCTATATAAAAGTCACCTACTGCACTTGTTGAGAGAAGTATTTTATTTTTTTCCACCTTTCATGTTGGCACACCAGTGGTACATTTTACCTTTTTCACCACCGTACTTTTTAGCTTTAGCTCTGAGTGAAGATACTGAGCCTTTACATGATGCTCCAGATTTTTTCACTCTACCAGGTCTAGACTTACCTTTCTTTTTACCGTCCTTGTAGTTTTCGTTTTTAGAAAATATGGTAGTCTCCTCTCGGAGTACTTCTTTTAAAACATTAAGCATTTCATTTCTGGTCATTATTTCTTTTTCCAGATTTCACCTCTTCTACATCTAACTACTGCTCCTGAAGCATAAGCTGATGGCCATGTATCGTATTTGCTTTTAGCTAATCTAGTACATCTATCATCTTCTTGGATTGGCTCTTCTTTTAAGTAGTCTCTATAATCAGTGCCGTCATCAAACTTAAGATTAGCCATCATATCTACATAGTCAACTATTTTACCATTACCAAGTATCTCTACTTTCCATTCAGTTTCAGGACCATTCATATGTACTATAACAGGCTTGCCAGCATAAGTAGCAGGTTTTTTCTTTTTGTTTTGCATTTCTGCTAAAGTACCTACTACAAGGTTTGTAATATCTTCTTTAGTCATTTCAGAATATTGTGTAGCTTTAGGTACCTTAGATCTTTGTTTATCTTTTGGATCACTTTTGCGTGCTCCTCTTTCTTTAGCATCTGCAGACATTCTACCTTTCACTAAGTTACCAGACTTAGTAAAGTAGTGTCCTGCTGGAGCTTCTTTAGTTTCGTTTCTATATACGCTTACATCATCAATATCATCGTACCTAAATTCTCTTTCATCGCCATCTCTAGTTAATCCAATAACTGAATCATCGAACCACATATCGGCATTGTCTTTATTATCAGAATATGGACTATATACTACATATTCAGTACCATCATGATGACGTACTATTGCATCATCTTGATTTTTCATCAAGTCTAATAGTTTTTCTTTAGTCATAGCTTCTTTTACTAACTTTCCTAAATAGTCAGCTTGACCAGCATGTCCTTTAGATGATTTTTTTAAGGACTTGATCATATCTCTAAGCTTTGTTATTTGTTTTTTTGATATAGTTTTTTCCTCTTTCATTTTTTTAATAGGTTTATATCCTGATCCATACGGTGCTGCTTTACCGTCTTGTGGATTAGCTGTTTCTTTTTTTATTGCATTACCTGCTTTTTTGGCATCCTTATATGCATTAGAGTTTTTATGAGAAGATTTTCTTCCTGCCTTTTTCTTAGCATTAATATTTGCCCAAAGACTTTCTTTCTTGACTGTAGCTGCTTTAGTATTTTTAACGACTGTCTTACCTTTAGATCCTGCTTTCTTTTTCTTTCTAGCAGTAGCAGCTCTTTGAGCTTTAGTTAATGATTGAGCTTTTGCTCTAGGTAAACATCTATCAGGGTTCTTTTTATTTTTAGAAGTACCGCAAGGACCAGCTATATTACCAGAAGAAGAGATGCGAACCCACTTCTCTTTCTTAAACCAGTCTCTTAAAGACTCTGTAGTAATATTTTTTATTTCGTTATTAGTCATTATTGTCCTATCTGTTCTGAATGCATCATTAACATTCTAACTATAACTGTAGCTAATATACCGAAGATTATCCAAAGAGCTCTAGTGACACCGTCCTTCCATTTCTTAAGATCTTCTATTTCAGAAAGTTTATTCCTAAAATCAACTTCATTATTTTGTAACTCCTGTCTATATTCTGTGTTTTTATTTGTATTAACAATAACACCGTTATCAGGATTAAGTAAAGTAAATTTAAGATCAGAGATATTAGTTTTCATATCTTCTAGATCTTTTTGCATCTGTTTTAACTCACCGTTAGGCATATTAGTTTTAATATGCTTAATCTCTACTAGTAAGTCTTCTAAAAGCTCTTTCTGAGTCATTGCTTTTTTATATAAATATTACATATGTTCTTTTAAGTAGCCTAGATACGTTTTTAAGTTTGTGGCTACTTTCTTTTTGATATCTTCGTTAGACTTCCAGTCTTCTACATCACCTTGTTCTGTAACAAAGGACATTTGTTCATTTACGAAATCTTGAACCCAATCTTCGATATCTTTAGCAAAGTTTTTAATATTTCCTTGCATCATTTTTTTCTCGTACTCTTCAAATAATCCTGCTTTAGTTAAATCAGCTTCCATTTCAACAGTACAAGGATCAAAACAGAACCCATGTATTTTATACATTTTTTTAGCTAAGTGATGTTTCATAGGTCCTCCACATTTAGGACATGTTAAAGGGACTCTAACAGCTTTTTTAGCAGCATCTAACTTAGTAATATTTTGTTTAAGACCATTTTTAATAGTCCAAGTTTTTCCAGACTCTTCCCATACGTCACCTTCTTCGTGTCTTATATAAGATTTTTGATACCCAGTTTGAAGTTTAGTTTTTTTAGTAAAATCTTTATTGACTAGGTTTCTTGCTCTTTGTATGTCTGATTCTTTAAACTCTTTTTTTAGTAGAGATTCACTCATAACCTAACTCTTGTAGTTTGTTTATAACATGGTCAACGTTTCCGTCTTTACATCTAATAGCTATACCGCCTCTAGAAGCCCATTCATTAATATTTGATTTCTTGTCGTCTATTAGTATACTATTTTCATTTGCGTATCTTTGCTTATCTGCAGAGTAGGCAAATATAACTTTTGGTTTAGGAGTAAGGTTATTTTTTACCCATAAGTTTTTTCCTAACCTTGATTGATTTTCTCTTGAGGGCGATGTAAGTAAATCTGGTTTATATGGTGCAATAAAGTTCCATAACCTCTTTCCTTCAGGCATAAAATCCATTCCTACCCAAAATCTTACTCCTACTTCACCATCAATAAGATGCCAAAAAGCAGCTTTTCCTTTTTCTTTTTCGTAATCTTGTGGATGCATTCCTGTAAAATGATCGAATCTAGATTCAAAATCTGTTAATACACCATCCATATCACAATATATTTTATAAGGTGGAGTAGGTTTTTCTTCCCTAAGAGGGTAACCGTCGTTTAAAAGTTGTTTAAGTGATTCCATAACCGTTTTTAGTTTTATCTTCCCAGTTTCTAAATGTAACATTACCAACTAGGTATGCTTCTTTTTCTAGTTCTAACAGAGTATCTGATTCATTAGTATTTGATGTTTGTATATTTCCCATTCTTCCTTCTATGTTTTGAATATGGTGAACCATTTCGTGAGTAAAGGATCTCATTACATCTTTAGGGTGTCTACCTTCAACATATAAAACTACTTCTTTAACATTTGGGTCATAATAAGCTGTTCTACCAAAAAAGTCTACTGACTCAGCAACTTGTCTTCTTATTTTTACTTCAGGTAAAGGTTGTATATTCATACCTTCATCTATCATATATTCTAATATTGATGCCATGTAAGGAGTAAAATCAAAGTTTCTACTATCTTGTTTATTAGATAAACCAACTCTTATATGATCTTGATGGAATGATACTTGAACTCCGTCAGACTCAACTTGATTTTTTACTCTATTATAAAGAGTAATAAGTTTTTGACGATCATCAGATCTTATTGCTGATCTGGGTGCAATAGGTGTACCAGAACTTCCTTCTTTTAAATCTTCTTTAAACCATGCTTCAAAAAGATCATCTACTTTATCTTTCATTACTTCAGATATAATACTCTTTTTTAACATGTTCATTATTTTTAATATTTCTTTTCTGTCTACTTCTTGAGGAAAAAAATCTAATACTGTATCTAAGTTACCAGATAGAAGTGATTTCCTAAAATCAGTAGCTCTTATACTATCTTTTGCTCCTGAAATGATTAAGCCTTCAACGTTAGTTCTATTTTTAAATATAGTTATACGTCTAAGGTCTCCAAAATCATCTTCTGATCTTATTCCAGTGACAGCATAAAACTGTTCTTCTGGATTAGATTTTGCATATTCGTTTGCAGCTTTCATAGGATTTTTGTCTCCTAATACAACTTCTAATCCTGGAAGGTATTTACTATAAATATCCCAAACTGCTTTTGCTTCAGTAGGAGAAATACCACTACGATCACCTCCACCTATAAATACTACTACTTTTCTAATAGGATCTACAACTCTATCAACCTCTCTAAGGGTGTCTATTCCTACATCTTTATAGTTAGATATATCATAAACTTTACCTTCATGAGAACCGTTAAGAAGTCTTTTGACTACTTCAAAATGACCTTTATGAGGTGGCTTAAATGCTCCAGGATAAAGTGCTACTGCCATTATGATAAAAAGTTTTGTACCTTTTGATCTATTTCTCTAGGTGTTGAATGAATAAGTTTTTCTTGAAAAAGAGGATCATAAAGATCATCTGCAATACTATCTAAAGTATTTTTATTTCTAGTAGCTGCATTTTCTTTTTCTCTACGATGTGATGCAAGTTTCTTCTCCATTTTTTCATCTCCAGGTCCTGTATCTTTCTTTCGGTACCAATCTGTAAAGTACTTTCTTAAAGCTCTATCTTCACTATAGTCTTCAGTATTATAGTCTATATTTTTTACAGCTTTGTAAAACTCTTGTTCTTCTTGATCAGACATTTCATACGGTTGTCTAAAAGTAGAACCTTGTTCAAGTCCAAGTTTATCTGTAAGCTTTTCTAAGTAGTCTGATATACCAGCTGCTCCATTTTTTGCTGCAGTATTAAACTCTTCAATATATTTATCAAACTCTCCTCCTCTATCGTTAATAAAAATAGAAAGGTTACCTTTTAACATTTTATTATAATCATCTATTAACTTATATACGTTAGCCCAAGTTGAGAATACAGCGGAAGAAGGAACTCTTCTTTTACGTTTTGTATTACTAATAAATGCTATAACAGGGTGAGTATAAACCATCACCATGTACACATCGTATCCTTTATCTAAGAACATTTTTATCTTAGAAGCATTGCTAGCTGTAGTATCCCAAACAAAGCTAGTTTTTTCGTTGGATAGAGCCTCTGCTTCTTTGTTGGCTAGAGCCACCCCTGGGCTGAGTTTGTTGAATGCGGGGCTGTCCGGATCCTCTACGTATTTGTCTGGGTTGACTAGGTGGAGTGATCCTAGATCGAGTTGGTTGAGAAGGTATGACTTCCCTGTTCCAGCTCCTCCTGCCATTACTACGAGTTTGGGTCTGTCGCGTTTCTCTAGGATTAGTGTTGATAGTTTCATTTCGTCTTCCTTGGTTTATTCTTATTCTTGGCTGTTTTGGTTTTGGTAAAACTTCTGGTGTTGTTCCTGGTCTAGGTCTAACTTTCGGCCTAACTTTCGGTCTAACAGGTGTGCTATAATAACGAGGAGTACTAAACCAATAATTATTAGTTCCGTTCCACCAGTATTGATTCCATCTCCAAGAATAATCGTATCGCCAGTTGTTCCAGTACCAGTTATTATTGTAGTTGAATCTTGTGTAGTTATCATATCTTTCTTTAACAAAATCTCTATAAGGCACTGAAATGGTATCACCTGCTTCAGTAATAGCTAGGATACTTTTTATCTCATAACCTTTATTAGTCTGCAGGGTGTAACTCCCGCAACTATATAAAGATAGTAAAAATAAAGCTAATATCCAACTTTTTCTCATAGTTTTATCGTACTAGGATAACTATTATAAATAGGTTCAGTTACTGGGTTCTCTAATGCGTAAAGTTTGTATATCATTTTAAACAGTTCAAAGTTTTTATCTATATCATCAGTATTTACAATCTTCCAACCTTTACCTTGATATACTCCTTTTTTCTTAGATGGACCTCTTGATTGTGCTTTTAACCATATAATACCTGTTCTTTCTATCTTTATTCCTTTACTCTCTTCTAGTGCTTTAGCATATGAAGCAAGCTGTAAATCGTATGATTTATGTAAGCTATTTGATGTTTTAATATCTAATAACCAAACTTCGTCATCCATTTTGACTACTAAGTCAGCAGTACCGGCATACTTATGCTCGTCTGACCATACAAACTCTTCGGTAGATATAAGTTCTGGTTTGTAAGTTTTCCAAAAGTCAGCAAACTTAAGAATCATTTCCCATACTATCTGAGAGTATTTTGCATTACCGTAGTTATCCATCCAAGATACTTCATTTCCTTTTACTAACTCTTCAGCTGCTTCGTGGACTTGAGTACCTTCTTTACCTGCACGTCTCATTATAAGATCGGCGGAATGCCCAACGTCTTTGAGCCAAGACTCAAAAAACTTATTTTTGGGCATGTATTGGAGTATAGTTGTTACGGACGGGTAATATACTCCTTCGCCTCTCTTGTAAACTCTACGGTCTAAAAAATTTATCTGTTTAAGTTCAGCATTGAACTCTAATCTTTTCTTCTCATTTTGTTTGAGAATATTCATACCTTGCTTTATCATAGGTTTAGTTTATGCAGCATTATACCTGAAATGTCAAGTTCATCAGCTGTCTGTATTAGTTCGGTAAAATCTTTGAAGCCCATTTGTGATGGATCCTTATGTGGTAGGTTTACTAAGAATACTCTTTTACCTTGGTTAAGTAGTTGTTCGGCTATTTCTAAAGCTCTATCTCTTGCATCAGTATCTAATGCAACATAGACGTCTTTAAGTGGACTGGTTATAATTTTTTTGTATAGTGATGTAGAAAGACTTTTACCTAAAATAGGAATAGCATTTCGACGAATAGCCATAGCGTCGAATACTCCTTCACATAAAATAATAGGTTGATTCCAGTTAATAAAGTTTTCAAAGAATATTATATCTTTGGAAGCTTCTGGGTTTTTGTATTTAAAATAGTTGCCATCATAAGTTCGTGCAACAAAAAAGTTGAGTTGATTGGATTGAGAATAACTTGGGATAATAACTCGTCCTCCATATTCTCCACTAGTTGCGTATCCAATCCCATATTTAATAAAATCATTATCGGTAAGTCCTCTTTCATATAGGTATTTTCTTACTAAGTTAGCTACAACTGATGTTTTAGTTGCGGAGTAGAGCGGTTGATACTCCTTTGGTAGTTCTATTATAGATAGCCCTTTATATTCTATATAACTACCTTTTGGTAAATATTTAAGGATTTCGTTTGACTGTTCTTTAGGTGTCTTTAGTTGATAAAGTAAAGAACGAATAGTTCTTCCTCTAGTTTGACATACCCAGCACTCCCAGAAGTTCTTACCCTCTTCATTGGTATGCATATCTATCTCAAGCTTAGGCTTGTGATGATTACAAAAGGGACAATGAAAAGCATGATTATGTCTTGCTCTCTTGTGGCTTTTGCCCAATATATTTTCAATGGATCCTAAAAGGAAAGTATAATCCATATAACCAGTCCGTATCTTTTTAGAAAGATAAGAACTTTATTTTTATAAAACAACTTATATTTCGTTATTTTGTAAAAGGTCTCCAATAGCAGCTGATACTGTTTGGTGGAGTAAAGTTCTATTATCTATATCTAAATATTCTTGAAGCCTGTTAGTAATAGCTTCAGCTAACTTAGTAACATCTTCAGAAGATAGGTCTAGTTGCTCTCGTACAACGAGTTTTTTATTTTCTAATATGATTTTTGATAGCTTCATATTGCAAACTCAAATTTTATACTTGGATAAGAATAACTATCATCATCATAATCGTAAAAGTTAGCTCCGCCTGTTATTTCAAATCCTTTGGCAGTTAAGAAGTTTTTCATATTTTTATAGATTCCATTTCTTAGGTCTTCTTTTTGGTGAATACTCACCTTACCCATAGCATGATCTCCATTAGAGTGCTGTATAATATCAACATGAATATCATCTCTATTGTAAGTATCTCTCATCTCAGCTTCTAGTTTTTCAGCTTCAGGTTGAAATTTAGTCCAATAATCTTCTAATATTATATTACTTAGCTTCATTTTATCTTCCTTGTCCTCTATATCCTTTTTTATAGTTTCTAGAGGTTTTTAACTTTGACGATTTAGACTTAGCATGTACGCCTGGTCTTTTTCTTTTAGTACTACCTGCGTAGTTACCTAAAGTTAATCCTTTTGCCATATCTTTACAACTAAATCATCAGTTCCTTTTATCAAACGATGATAGGTTTCTTTTGGTATAAATAGTTTGTTTTCTGTTAATCTCTGGGGAACCTCGTTATCAAGCTGAAACATCCAGTCGGTTTCATTCATAGCTTCGACCACACGGTCTTTCTTATCTCTATGCCATACAAGTTCGTAAGTAGGAGTATTTCGAGAGAACTCTCTTATTATATAACCGTCTTCCTTTTTTTCAGAATAAGGTCTACCAGTAACCTGAGAAGTTTGATCCGCCACCTAATGATTTCCAATAACGGCCTATATTACAAGACCAATAACCTGCTTTTGTTTTATCTTTCTTTTGAGCACACTTATGACGAGCTGCGAAAGATGCTCTAGCTCCTCTTTGCTTTAACTTAACTGAAAGGCCAGTATCACCGAATGATACTTTTTTGACATTACCTTTCTTTGACTTAACATAAACGTAGAACTTTTTAGATCCACCTCTTTTTGGTTTGTTAAGTGCTACTTTTTTACCTCTATATTCAGCTTCAGGAATATAATCAACTGATGCTTTTAACATATCAAAGCCTGAGTAATCAAAAGTTTCGTTTTGAATCTCTACTGCTTTTCTAAAGTTTTCCATATTAATAGTACCGCCGATTGATTCGACAAGCTCTTTGACTAGATCATAATCGATCATTTCGTCTATACTCATAGCTTCGTCAATCGTATCCTCGTTTTCAATCATTTCATCAATCATGCAGCCTATTTCGAATAGAGCATTCTTATCTGGTGATACCATTGGTAAGTCTAAAGGAACTTTCATTCCATTATAATCTCCGTATTCTCCTATGTCAGTTGTCTCTAAAAGCTTTTCGTCCTCTTCGTTTAACGTAATATAACCGTCTCTCCAAGCGTCTCTTGCTTCAGCAAATAGTTGTATAAAAGCTTCAGAGTTATAACGGTAGACATTCTCATGTAAAGTAAGTCCATTGTCTATATGATACTGTAGAGATGGTAATCCGATAAGTTCTTTTATTTTAATCATCTGTTTTCATTTCAGGGTGATACTGAAGTTTTATTATCTTAGCATCTTTAGAAACTGATTTGCCGTCTATTATAACTTCGATTGGGTAAGGTTTTAAGTCTTGTGCCCAATAAGCTACGTCATAACTTCGATCTTCATTACTTGTTACTAGAAGGCCTCTGTTATATTCATCGTCTTCAGCTTGTAGAGCTACTTCTTTATCGATAGGTAAAATCATTTCACCTTTCAACTCTATTTTAGTATCTTCGTATTCTTTAAGTAATATATCAGTTAGTTTCATTGCTAAAATCTTTTCTATAAAACTTCCCTAAGATGTTATCATTAATATATTGATGACTGTATGTCTCAAGGACGTCATTTATAAATAGGTGTTTACACTCATAATACGTGAGAAGCTTCTTATTAGGAACAAAATCTAATATCCTCTTTTCAAAATCACCTCTTAGATCAACTGAGTCTTTTACAAGCTGTATTATTTTTGGGTGTGAACCGTAATAATCTTTCCAATCAGATTCTGTTATTACTTTCTGTTTAAGTGGGGTACGTCCTCCGATACCTTTTGCTTTTCTTTCTTCTCTCAAAGCTTGCAAAGCTTTTTTCCCTAACTTCTTATTCCTTTCGAATCGCAATACTTTCTTACCAAGGTACTTCATACCGGAAGGTTTATGTAAAACCTCATAAATAAATCCGTAAGTTCCTTCTGGGAAGTCTGTTATATCGTTGAAGATCCTACCCTGGTATGTCCAGGAAGGGTATGTCATATCCATATAAGTTGGTTTCTGTCGCTAGAGCTTTGACTTTAGCTCATCGATTTGTAACTGCTGCTCTTTAATAGCTTGTATCAATAACGCGACGATTTTTTCATAACGTACTGCTTTGTATCCGGTATCTCTATCGACTACTACTTCTGGCAGCACTTTTTCGATTTCTTGAGCGATAACACCAACATCGTGACCGCTATGCTCAGAATCATTATTCCAATCAAACTCATATCCTCCTATTTGATTTATTTTTTCTATAGCACTTCCTATGACAGTAACATTATCTTTCAATCTTTCATCTGAAGAATAATAAGCTGTTATATCACCTGTGGCAGAAATGCCTCCTTCAATATTAATACTACCACTACCACTTATGTTATATGTATTAAGATCTAAAGTACCTCCTAGTTGAGGTGAAGTATCTTCTATTATACTAGCAATACCTGATCCGGTTGCAGCTGATGCAAAAGCAATATGCGAACCACTTACAACTCCAAAGAATGAATGTTGATCTGTGTTATAATAAAAGTCTCCATCTGCTACAGTTAAGCTTCCTGTTGAAGCATTAGCGAATGAGTTAACTCTTAATAAAGCATCTTTAACTTGTACTACGTTAGAAGCACTAAGTATAATATTATTTGCAGAAGTTAATGTAGGAGTGCCTACTCCGTTTATAGCAGTGAACTGGGTTGCAGTAACAGACCCTGTAATGTTTACTGATCCAGTTATGGTATGAGTATCACTTAATAAAGAACCTGCATTAACATTATCTAATACAGTAAGAGATCCTGATAGTATATCAGTAGTATTTTTTAAATACGTATTTTGGATTGAGGCTGATGTAGCAAGTTCTACCCAAGCTCCTCCATGAGCATACCATGCTTTACCTTCAGCATGAGTATGAGCAAACATACCGTGGTATGTACCTGCATTTGGTAGTGAACCTGTATTGTCGTAATGGAACCTTACTTTACTACTCTTACCTTGTGCATCTACTGTTCCTGTAAGAGTACTACTACCTACAATAGAAACACTACCTGATTGATTTAAACTACCAGTTAAACTATAGTTACCAGTTTGATTAAGATTACCAGTTAAGATAGTACTTCCTATAATAGTTTGATTACCAGTTAATGTATTGTTACCTAACTGAGTTGCTGATCCTGTTAGTCTGTGACTTCCATTTATTAATACTCTACCTATAAAGTCATGAGAATCATCTGCTGAATCACCGAACTTATTTGATCCAGATGAATAAGATACAGATGATGATACTAATGATACATTATATTGTTGAGCAGTCAGTACTCCGTTTACAAGCATATCACCTTGTACATCTACATTTCCTTTATGGTTGTAGGTACCTGTAACGTATAATATACTTGAAGTATAATCGAACTTAAAGTCTTTAGATGCAGTAACAAACTCTCCTGACCCAGAAGGTCCATTACCTTCTTTAAGTTGTATATAGCCGTCATTACCTATAGATCTTGGCATTGGTAGTTTAACTGGTTGAGCTAAACTTTGAGACCTATGTAACTCTAGAATATTTCCATCTACAGAAGCAGAGTAGAAAAACTCTCTAAAGTTTAAATCTAACTCGTCATGAGTTAATGGTGATCCTTTTGTGCCTCTAAACGTTAATGCCATTACTTATTCTTTTTTAGTTCTTCAACTTCGGCTTTTAACTCTTTTACTGCTTCAATCAATACACCTACGATGTTACCGTAGCTTACTGAAAGATAGCCTTTATTATCTTCAGTAACAACTTCTGGAAGAACTTTTTGTATTTCTTGTGCTATTACACCAATATCTTTCTTACCTCCCATTTCAAAACTAACTCCTCTAATATCTGATATTTTATCTAGAGCTCCTTCTATAGGTTGTATATCTGATTTTA